GTCGATGAAGCCGCAGGTATTGACCACCACCACGTCCGCGTCCTGGTAAGTGGACACCACGTCATAACCTTCCATGCGCAGTTGGGTCAGGATGCGTTCGGAGTCAACCAGGGCCTTCGGGCACCCTAGCGATATAAACCCTACACGTGGATTATTACTCATATACTCACAGCCTGCAGGGTTAACCCTGGTAAATTTCGAGGCGCGCGATTTTAGTCGTTGTGCAAAAAATGCGCAAAAAGAATAGTTGCACGCGATAATCATTCTTGTTATCTGGGTAAGGAGTGCCTTTCATATGAGTTATCGGGAGAGTGATGTCCTTGACGGGCATACGAAAGAGTTTGACTTCGATCCTGAGGCAGATGGATCTTTTGAGAAGGCTTCAGGTGTGGTTTATGCGTGGGCACCAAATATTTCAGCCAGAAAAAAAAGGTCTAAGGTAGTGGTGCAAGCTGTAATCGGTGTGGCGTTAGGGTTTTTCCTTGCTGCAGCCTTATTGTTTACGCCATCAGATTTTACAGTAAGCATTCCTCAGGTCATCTCAAAAACTCTCGACTATAAGGTATTGTTGGCATTTACTGGTTTGCTTCTTGGAATATTGATGTGCGTCGTTTTGTATTTAGAAACTATTGTGACTAAGCGAAAGACGGCACCAAGCTTCGTTGATCTAGATGAACGAGCAACTTCTAAAAGGTTTGATGCGCAGATTCGTGATTTGAAAAAGAGCTTACAGAAATTAAGATCTTCAGCGGACAAGGATCTGAATTTAGCGACAGCTGTTGTCGCTCAGGCCAAACATGAATCAAATACATTCAGTGCACTTGAAAATCATATAAATAGTATTACAAAGACTCTCGATAGGCACATTGAGCTGTCTGAGATTAAAGCTTCAAAGCTTCTCGATACAGGGACAATGTATCTGCGTCGGGGTATATATTTTTACGTTGCTTCGATCTTCGTATGGCAAATAATTGCTCATGTCTGGGGCGTGGATAAACAACTGGTTTTTGGTGTGGTTTCTTGTTCATTAACTTTTTTAGTGGTCGAATTTTTGGCAGCATGGTTTCTGAAGCAGTATAGAAGCTTTGTTGACTCATCTATCCAGTTTATGAGGGTTAAGTCTGTCTTTGACCGTTATTTGCTATCTTATTACGCAGTCAAAGAATTTTCTGAAGATGAAGCGGAAAACTTGGCTGAATCGAAAGCTCAAGTCTTAAAGGTTTTGGCGGAAGAGATTAGGTGGCCTGAGACTTCAAATACGAAGGCTGCAGATATGAATCACATGGTTCAGCTGTTCGAGTCGTTGGGTAGCGTTCTTGAAAAATTGAAAAAAGTTTCAACAAAGAGTGAACAGGCAGGAGCTTGATGGGATCCCCTACAGATGCATTGATACCCAAAGTCTACAGTTACTTACGCTTCTCTGATCCGAGACAAGCTGTGGGTAGTAGTGCAGATCGTCAAATCCAATATGCTCAACGCTGGGCTATGGAGAAAGGATTAATTCTCGATGAGTCATTATCTCTGAGAGATGAAGGGTTATCGGCTTATCATCAGCATCATGTCAAGCAAGGCGCGTTGGGGGTTTTTCTTAAGGCTGTTGAAGGCGGAAGGATCGCTGATGGTTCTGTCCTGGTCGTTGAAGGGCTTGACCGACTGAGTCGAGCTGAGCCCATTCAAGCACAAGCTCAGTTAGCCCAGATAATAAATGCCGGAATCACGGTAGTTACAGCCAGTGACGGCCGCGAATATAACCGGGCAGGGCTAAAGTCGCAGCCGATGGATCTGGTTTATTCGCTTCTCGTGATGATACGGGCTCATGAAGAATCCGACACAAAGAGTAAGCGTGTTAAAGCCGCCATCCGCCGTCAGTGCGAAGGCTGGGTGGCTGGTACTTACTGCGGGCTGATTCGAAATGGCAAAGACCCGCAATGGCTGCGCTTAACAGCCGAAGGCTGGGCACTGATACCCGAGCGCGTAGCAGCGGTTAAACGAGCGATCGAGCTGTATAGCCAAGGCCTCGGTGCAGGCCGAGCAGCAAATGTCATGCATGAAGAAGGATTCAAGCTTACCGAGTGGGGCATATCGGGGCTGCAAATTTACCGCATGATTAAACAGCCAGCCCTACGTGGCGTGAAACGCTTAAGCCTTGACGGTGAAGACTACGAGTTGGAGGAGTATTACCCAAGGATTTTGTCCGATAGCGAATGGGCCGAATTACAGCACTTGGCAAGCCAGCGCTTCCGCCGTCGCGGTGCCGGGGAAATTCCGGGAATTATCACCGGCGTGGGATTAGCTTTCTGCGGTTATTGCGGCACTGCAGTGGTGGCCCAAAACATCATGAATCGCCGTCGCGCTGACGGCACTATCGCAGACGGTCACCGGCGTCTGCACTGTACCTCTTACAGCAAGAACGGCGGGTGTACGTACGGGGGCAGCTGCAGCGTCGTACCAGTTGAACGCGCCGTGCTCAGCTTTTGCTCCGACCAGATCAACCTGACCAGGTTGATGCAGGCCGGTGACGCTGGCCAGACTCTTCAAAAGCAATTGGTTGTGGCACGAGCTGCAGTTACGAGGATCACCACGCAGCTTTCTAAGGTGACCGATGCACTGTTGGCGGATGAAAGTGGCGCGGCCCCTCTAGCGTTCGTTCGCAAGGCAAGAGAGCTGGAAGCACAGCAGACTGCAGCGGAACAGAAGGTTGCTCAACTGGAGCATGAGGCTATTGTTACAAGCGGAGCCGTACGACCAGCGCAGGCCGAACGGTGGGTAGAGCTGGCGGCAGAGGTTGAGGCCGGGGACTACAGCGCCCGGGAGAAGGTACGACAGCTCGTCATGGATACGTTTAATCGCATCGTAATCTATATGCGTGGGATGCAGACCGATGGCCGCAATGGTCCATTCATTGATGTGCAGCTTTTCTCGCGTTCTGGCCAGCACCGTCTACTTCGAATCAATCGGAAGAACGGCGAGTGGATAGCTAGCGAGGACTGGGATTAGGCCAAATGTTACACCTGTAACAGATCGGTTATACTGTGTTTTTATACAGTACTAACAAGGAGCTCCAATGCCGAGTCAAACCTCCGCCGGTGTCGTCTGTCAGTTGTACACGTCGTATGAGAGTCTGATTCTTCGTATTCACCGTCAGATAAACAGCTCAACCGCGCAGGATGGGCGACAGACGATCATCATGCTCCAGCCGGGTGAAAGCCTTGACGACTGGGACACGTTCCTGGACCAGCTGGAGATGGAAGAAAGCGTGAGGGTGACGCACATCGAAACTGGAGCTGCTCACCTAAGATGGACCAATCAGCATTTTTCTCGAATAGCATATGGCTAATTTTAGGCGCATAAAAATTAGGCTGCGGCTTGATTAAAAATAAGCCGTAGGCTAATTTATCTTCGTCAGCTCGTGGCAGCTACTTGCGCTGCCTGATCGTAACGGAGACCTACAGCATGACCCTTCACCTAACCCCCTCTGTCAGGGCACGACTTTGTCAGCAGATCACCCAAAACGGTGTGTTCTCTCATAGCATCTTCGATTACAGCGGCGTGATTTGCGCGACGGCTGTCGTAGCGATTGAGCAGTTCGAACGTGCCGTGTTGATGCGCGTTGAAATTGGCGACAGCAACAACACCGTCACACTGGCTGTCAGTGAGGACACTGGAACGCGTGCCATCAGGTTTTTGGAAGATCTGATCAACGGTGCGAGCGTCAGTACCGTGCGGGGAGTTGATGAGATTCTGTTTGTCACTGACCTGGAACTGGTTCTGCGCGAGGCACTACGGCTGCAGCAGGGCACATATGAGTTGCCAGTAGATCAGGTTGAGAATCTCTGGTTGATGCTTCGACCGAGCGCAGCCGATCCATCGCGGACAGTTTTTCACTTCGAGTTAGATAGCGTTGGAATTACCTTGCCGCTTCGCTTGCCCAGTGACCGTGGCCAAGCCTACGAATTGCTGTCTGCTTGTGTGCAGGAGTTCGTTGCTACCTATCGCAGGGATCGGTGAGACATGCTTGAAGACAATGTAGTAAAGGCTCTGACGATCAGTATCTCTGAACTGGATAGGCGTTTGCTTGTTAGCGGTCTCGTTGGTTGGAGGACCGCCAACGGTGACATCGATGATGCCATCAGCGCTGAAAATTGGGGGGCGATAGACCGTGCTCAAAACGACCGGGCATCGCACGCAAATACCATTGCGCTTATCTTCCACAAATACACTGACATCACGACAGAGCAAGGGGCACGCGCATGATTGGTATTCCAACGACAGGCGCCCTTGAACATGGCCGCATCAGTGCCAATGTTACCAGCGGTTATCAGTTCAAAACCGCGGATGGCCGGCCGGCGCGCCTTGCGATCATTGATGATCAGGGGAACGTGGTGGAGTCAGGCGACAGCGTGGCCAAGGAGGCGTGGAACGTATGCATCGCTGTGGTCAAGAATTTCAAAATCGGGCAGGGACATATCGTTGTTCATAGTGCCCCTCCAGGTATCACGTCTTCGAATGCACAGGCAGCGCCGGCAAAAAGGCCGTAGGAAGACGATAAGTCCCGATGCTGGTCAGGGCAAAGACGTGCGCTACATGCCGGTGATTTTGGCGTCGATTGCCCGCCCGATAATTTCCCAGCTGTCATCCAGCACTACGGGCTGGTAATTGGGATTCAGCGGCACCAGGTAGCCCACGCCTGCATCAAGAACGTATTGCTTGAACGTGGTTTCGCCGCTGACAAGGTTGCGTGCAACGTAGAACTTGCTACTGATGACATCAAAGCCTTCCGGACACACCAGGATAGGTGTTCCTTCGGGGAAGGTCGGCGGTGTATCTGACGTCATCGACTTGCCCTTGACGCGTAACCAGTAGCCTTTAGGGCCAGCGTTTTCCGTGGAGCTCAGCCATTCATCGGAGATTCCGGTTGGATAGCAGCCTGACGACTCAATCCCACGTCCAGCATCAACCCAGCTTACCAACGGATATTCCGATGCCTGCCTATGAGGCTGGATCATTGGGCTAACGTTCGCCATCTCAGCAATTTCCGCAGCCAAACGCGGGCTGAAACTCGCAATAGGTTCCTGGAGCAATTTCGCCAGTACTGCAGCAAAGCGAGCATTCAGCGGGTTCGTACCCTTCAGATACTGGTTGACGGAAACGGGCGTAATTCCAGCCGCATCAGCGATCTTTTTTTGAGTGAGTTTAAGGGCGTTCTTTTTTGCGAGAAAAAGATCGTGAGCAGCTTTGCACTCAGCTAGAAGGGCCTCGGACAATGGTTTTTTTGAGTTCGTCATAAGCAGATTATAAGCCGCAGGCTAATATTATTCCGTTAGCCGTTGGCTTCCTATTTCTGAATTTTAATGAATCCGGCGGCTAATTAAATCTTGTTATTAAAATAGCCGTCGGCTAATATTCTGCGTTCATAGACACCTGAGGTGTATGTCGTGGAAAAAATCTCGTTGATTGACTTCGTCAAGAAGATCGGCCAGGCAAAGGTTGCACGTGCTTTAGGCGTCAAACCTGCATCTATCGCCAAAGCGCTGAAAATGCGCCGGAATATTGAGGTGGCGGTTGCCGCTGATGGCGCATGCGTGGCTCAAGAGGTGCGTCCATTCCCCTCACACGTTGCGGATGACCAAGACGGCAAGCAGGCTAAAAGCAGCGACGCTGCATGACCACGTCCAGTCCACGACAGTTGTCCGTTTCCCGAGACCAGGTGCTGGTGGCTCACGCCGTCGAGATGATTGCTCGCACCTGTTTCAGCCAAGACGACTTCGCCCAAGTGTTGAGTGCGAATTTGCACCAGCAGATCCCTGCGAAGGCCGCGCTTAAGGATGTTCCCGACTTCACAGCGCTCGCCCTGGGCAACGACACCACGTCGTTCCTGCGAGCCTCCGGTGCCTGGCTGCGCCGCGTTGGGCGCTGGCTCAATGGCGAAGTGGATCTACCGAGTTGGCTGGAAGAGTCTTGGGTTGAGACGCTGGCCGGCGACTTTAAGGACAGCTGCATCAACGAGTTGGCCAGCCGGCACGGGCTTACAGGGGCGCGTGAATCGGATGGGAACGGCAACCCGCTAGGGGCGTTCGGCCAACTGGTTACGCGCCTCGGCACCACCGTTGCTTTGGGCAGTGAAATACTGGCTGACGGTCGTATAGATGCTGACGACTTGGATAAGCTGCCAGAGTTTGTTGATCGCCTGCGCTCGGTGGAAGCCCGATGCGGCGAGCTGCGGTCGCGAGCGGAAGCTGTTCTGCTTGAGCAGTCCAAGCACCCCCACCTGTCCCGGGTGAACTAGCGCCTGTGACTACCCTGGACAAGGATATCCAATCGCGTGCGGCCAACAGCCGTAAGGGCGGCACCAGTACGGGCCGGCCGGCGACAGTTCATAAAGACAAGAAAAGTCCACATGCCGCGCTGCACGCTCCAATTCGGGCACCTCGGTATTCAGCTCCACGTCGCTTGACGGGGCAGCAACTGAAAAACCCGTTGCTGCGAATGGCCTTCTCTCGGCTCCGGCAGATCGGAGATCTACGCGGTAAATACTTGCGTGACCTGGATACCATCCATGGCGGTCGCCGCACGCGCTCCGAAAAGTTTGAAGCCCTGGCCAAGGCTTCCGAGCAGATGCTTCTGCGCTTGGACTTGGCTACAGGTGTATTGGGGTGGCTCGACGTTGAACGCGGGCAGTACTTTCTCAATACGCAATGCGGCATCGCAGAAGACTGCGAAATGTCCCCAGCGTCTCTCAACCGGCTGATGCACAGTCTGGATCTGGCGGGGTACGTTTACCGGCGGATCGAAAAAGTTCGGCTGGACGAAAAGGACGAGGCTGGGCTTAACCTGGTGCGAACTCGCGTCCTGGTCCGGTTCACCGAAAAATTCTTCGCGGATCTTGGTGTGCGTTACCTTTGGTTTCGGGCCAAGAAGGCTGCGGTCAAACGCCGGGACAAGGAGCTACGTGTAGTCAGCGGCCTTCGTGCGGCACGCCAAGAGAAAGCATCACTGGAGGCGTTCCGGCGACAGCAATCCCGCAACAACTGGGAGAGGAGTGAGGCGCGCAAGGCGGCTCACGCGCATGGCCAACACGAAACGCTGAACCCTACTTACCGATCACCTGCTGGGTTAAAACCTCCCCTGGAACCTGACAGAGGGCCGGGCGGTGTGGGTGAATCCATGGCGCGTCTATTGCGCAACGTCCAAGTCAAGAAAGACACTCCGACGAATTAATCGCATCCCCTGCGAGGCCAGGTTACGCCTGGTGGTCGAAAAAACACCCTCCCACTGTATTTGCCTCACCTGCACGCGTCGTTATGCGGATAAACGCGTTCAGTCTTCCCCTATTTTTATCGTCTTTTTCCAACGCCGCCGGCGTGCGCGTGGGGGATCCAGGAAGCCTTTGAATTAAACGGAATTTTATACCCCTCTCAGCATCCCCAAAGGGTATTAAAAAGAGATTTTCGAGGTGTCCGTAGGTTCAGTGTATTGGGTCCATGATGATGCCTTCGCCCAAGGGCTCAGTTCGCTACGCTCAGCTTTTTATGAGGAGCGCGGGCTGCGCGCCCGCCCAGCGGCAGGGCAGTGCCCTGCACCCATGCTAGATACCCATCACTCCGTTCTGGCGATCTAGCGCCCTCAAAGCGGTAATTGGGCGCGCCGAGGTGAGTTGTAAAATTCACCGGCAGCGGTCGCGGGCGTTTTCGGGCGGCGCAGCTGATGTTTTTGGGGGGGGGGGTGACGGGCAACCGGCCGCTACGCGGGTAGCGCCGCGCCACGATTGTGGGATTCAGTCGAGAACGTCGCGGCGGCTTATATGCCTGCGCTGCAGGCATTCTGATGCGATAGCCGCCATTGGTGTTGGGCAGGGCCGCTTGGCGGCACTGTTTGGATGAGGATGAGGATGGGGCGAGGCGAGGAGTAGGGGAGGTTGGTCCGGCAGTCAGGCGGGTTGCGAGGCGCCGAATTGGAGAAACAGCTCCTGCTGCTGTTCCGCCGGCAAATTGCGGATACGTTCGAACAAGAGCGTTTCCAGTCGTTGTGTGGGTGGTCGTAATGAGTGTTTGAAAGTCAACTCCGATACCCACGTGTGCCCGCACTGAGCATCCAGGCATTGGCAATACAGCTTTACATAGCCCCGGGTAATCTCTTCCCGTGAACTGATTCGGCCCTTGTGATCGCAGGCAGTGCAGTAGATTCGCATGGTTCCCTCCCCAGGGTTTAAGAGCCATTATTATGCCTTTATGATTGGTGATAATCACTAACTACTGTCTATTTATTCAGTTGATTGTTTGGGTGTTTCAAGTTTTTTCCAGTTGATTCTCCTGTCGTTGCGAAGGCTGTCGTTGATTTGGTTGAACAGCTGACAAATCGGTCTGATCTCGTTGCTGGTGTACACACGATCGATCTTCTCGATGTCCCCAAACCCGCCGCTGTTTTCCGGGATGATTCCGGCTAGAGCCGGATTCATACGCCACGCAGCAATCACGTCATTGCGCGTGATGTTTTTCACCTTCTCCAGTTCGTCCTTGGCCTGAAAGTCCCCCACGGGGATGATCTGGATGGCGTTTTCCTTGCCGTTCGGGATGTTGACGAACATCGAGCGAAAGTTGCCCACGCCCTTGCTGGCGCTGATCTGGGCGCGAAGGTTCTCTTCGTCTTCCTCGGTCAAGTCCGGGTCATTGGTGTAGAAGATGTAACCCGCGTGCGCACCGTTGCTGTAGTAGCGCCGGCGGAACAGGGTTGCGGCTTCGTTGAGCAACAGCGCCTGCAGGCCGCCCAGGTAGTCGGGTACGCCGTAGATGTTCTGTTCTACGTCGTAGTCCAGAACGTGTTCGATTTCGTCCTGGTCGAAGTCCATGAACTTGTTGTCCCGCAGCAGCATCCTGAACCCGCCGTCGACCTTCACCCGCATGTTGATGGCCGGCAGGTGCTGCATCTCCAGCACTTCGCCGAAGGCGTTGGTGTCGCGGTAGAAATACGCCTCTCCAAACACCATGTAGTCGAGGCTGGCCCGGCCCATGGTCTGCGTGCTGCAGCCCTCGGACGGGATGAATTCACGCAACAGCAGGTTGCGTTTGAACTTGGGAATCGCGCCGTGGTGCGCGTTGGCGCGCAGCAGCTTGGCCAGGCCCGCCCGCGACACCGGCGGCTTGTAGATCTCGCCGTCGTCGCTGAGAAATACCCCCAGGTACTCGCCGATGTTGCCGGACAGCACCTGTTCGGGTTCCCCGAAGGTGAACGCCCGCATGGGCTGCGGCTGTCGCACTTGTTGGCTGGCTTGGGGCTTTTTGTGTCGAGGCTTGGGCATTGGTTCCGCTCGTGACGTAGCGGCTACGGCGCCGCTTGTTGGTGTTGAGGGGTTCATTGAACAGGGCGTGCATGATTGACCAGGCGATGTCGGCGTGGCCGGTGGCGTCGGTGCGCGAAGCGCTGTAGGTAACCTGTCCGCTGGTGGTGGTGCCGCGCTTGATGGTCAGGAACGCCTGGGCGATGTCGGTCCAGCCGGCATCCCACTCAATACGGCTGCCCTGGATCGTGTCCTGGGCCTTGAGGACCAGTAGGTTCTTGGTCTCAAGGCTGTAATGGATTGGCGTGGTTTTCGGGTAGAAGTCGCGCACCAGGTCGAACACGCCATAACCCACGCCGGTGATGTCGATACCGATGTGTTGGACGTTGAAACGCTCGGTCAGCTTTTTGACCTGTGCGGCCTGGTAGTTGAACGAATGCCCCCGCCAGCTGTGCTTTTCCAGGATGCGGAATTTCGCCCCGGGTTCCAGCGGCGGGGCGACCACCACGCACGTGGCGTCGTCGCGGGTGCGGCTCGGATCGTAGCCAAGCCACACCGGGCTGTTGCCGAAAGGCCGGTCCAGTTCTGGGTTGTAGTCCTCCCACAACGACAGGTCGGAATAGCAGCGCTCCAGATCCTTGAGACCGAACGCGCTCTGGCTGCTGTCGATGAACTTGCAGTAGAACAGCTGCTGGAATTTGTCTTCGTCGTACTCCAGCTGCAGTTGCTCTAGGTCGAACAGATCGCACCCGCCATCGATCGCGTCCTGGATGGTGATGGTCTTACGCCATTGGCCATCGGGGCACAGCGCGCCCTGGGTGTAGGACGCCTCTGCGGGCCATGTGCCGCCGGCTTTCTTGCCGCGTTTGCTGTTGCGGAACTCTTCCCCCGACCAGAACGGGTACGCCTGGTGTGACACGGCGCTGGGCGTCGAAAAGTAGGTTTTGCGCCACTTCTTGTGGGTGCCCATGGCACTGGCCACGGTGCTGAGTTTTTCGAAGTCGCGGATCCAGAAATACTCATCCACGTACACATGGCCATGGTAGCCCTGGGCGGTGCTGCTGTTGGTCGACAGGAAGCGCAGTTCGGCGCCGTTGCTGAGCGTGATCGGGTTGCCGGTCAGCTCGATGTCGAACCACTGTTTGGCAAACTGGATGATGTAGCTACGGAAAATCTCCGACTGCGAGCGGCTGGCCGACAGGAACACCTGGTTATCACCAGTGAGTACCGCGTCCATGAACGCTTCGCCGGCGAAGTAGTAGGTCAGACCGACCTGGCGGCTTTTGAGGATGTTGCGGATCCGGCTCGTCAGCGGGTTTTGCTTGGCCGCGAACAGTTCCTGCTGATAGCGGTACATCTTGCTGATGAACTTATCCAGGAAGTCGACTTCGGTCAGCCCGCTGATGTCGTTCTTGACCTTCTTTTCCTTTTTCCTGTCGCCGCCTTCGCCACGGCTGGAGCGTTCGCCACGCGAGCGTTTGCGTGGTTCCTGGGGCTCGCCCTGGTCGTCGCCGTTTGATGGCGCCACCGGTGCGGGCTTGGCCGCTTGTTTCAGCAGTCGTTCGCGAACAACGGTCAGTCGGTCTAGTTCGTTCAGATCGTCTTTGGACAGGCTGCCGACTTTATCCAGGAGCAGGGTGATCCGCCGGCCGACAGCGGTCAGCGGTTCTTCGTCCGACAGCATGTCTTCCCACCCGCCCTGGCGGATCCAGTAGTAGACGATTCGTATGTTGGGCAGGTTGAGCTGCGCCTGAATTTCCTTGGCCTTACAGCGGCGCAGAAACAGGCGTTTGGCGGCTTCTTTAACTTCGGTCGAGTAGTACATGGGCCGCAGTCTATGCGGCGAAAACGCAGGCAACGCGGGGTTAAATTCCGTGATCCGCCTATATCGCGAATATAGGAGAAACGCGCATTTGAACCGTTTGTTTGAGGGCAGACGGCTCCCTATCTTGGCGGCTCATTCAGCGATTGAGCGCAGTTAAACCCATGCCCCGTTCCCTTGTTTCGTTCTGGAAACGTGTCGCCACCAGCGGAGCCACCGTTGATGGGCGCGTAATCCTTCCCCAGGAACTGCGCGACATCGCTGAAACCTACAAACCGTCCTTCTACACGGCGGTGATCTGGTGCGACCACGAACGTTGGCCAGGCTCCCACGGCACCGTCTACGCGGTGCGTCTGGTGGAAGAAGCCGAAGACCTGGAGCCCGGCGAAGTGGCGTTGGAAGCGCAATTGAAGCCCAACGACCGCCTGCTGTATCTGAATGACCAGGGCCAGAAGCTATTCAGCAGCATCGAAATTACCCCGGACTTCCGTGGCAAGGGCAAAGCCTACCTGACTGGTTTGGGCGTTACCGACCAGCCTGCCAGTGTGGGCACTCAGGAGCTCTACTTCTCCCACAAGAACAACCGCGCCTCCTACTACGCCGCGTCGGTCGAACTCGGCCGCCTGCAGGACGACAGCCCAAACACCGCCGAAACCGGACTGATCGATGCCCTGACCGGCTTCTTCAAGCGTTTCGCTGCAGGTGCGCTGCCCACCGAAACCATTCCACCCAACACAGAGAGCAAACCCCCAATGGATGAAGCTACAGCAACGGCTTTGACGGCCCTGGTGGAGCAGCTGCTGGTTGTCGCTGCCGGCCTTCAAGCCGTCATCGAGCCCGCCGCCGCCGATGCGCCTGAACCCGATCAAGACCTGATCGATGACGTCAGCACGGCCGTGGACGAGATCGTGGCCACCGCCGAGCAAGAGCGCGAATTCCGCCGCCAGAGCAAGGGCAACCAGTCCGTACTTGCCAAGCTGGATGCACTGCAGAAGCAGTTCAGCGCCCTGCAGAACAACTCAACCGGACGCCAGTTGCCGCGCAATCCCGGCCCGGTAACCACCGTCAAAAAGCGGGTGCTCTGACATGGCTTATTCACTGAGCGCCTTCGGCGCCCAAATGTTCGCGGAGCTACAACTCGCCATCGCGGAAAGCTATGGCGTCGACCTGGCTACCAAGATGTTCAGCGTCGACCCGACCATTGCCCAGGAGCTGAATGACGCCATCACGGCTAAGTCGGACTTCCTGGAGCGGATCAACGTCATTCCTGTGACCGAGATCAAAGGCCAGAAGGTCTTCATTGGCGTGTCGGGTCCGGTCACTGGTCGCACGAACACCAAGACCACCGATCGCGAAGCCAAAGATGCGTCGTCGCTGGATCAGGACACCTACGAGCTGTCATCGACCGAGTCTGATGTTGGCCTGCCTTACGCCAAGATCGATGCCTGGGCCAAGTTCCCGGACTTCCATCAGCGTTACTCCGCAGCTGTGCAGAAACAGATCGCGCTGGACCGCATCATGGTCGGTTTCCATGGCACCCATGCTGCCGTGCAGACCGACATCGAAAAATACCCGATGCTGCAGGACGTCAACAAAGGCTGGCTGCAACAGGCCCGGGAACAGATCCCGGCCCAGGTACTCAAGGAAGGCAAGGTCGCCGGCAAAGTCACCCTCGGCGCCGGTGGCGACTATGCCAACCTCGATGCCCTGGTGCACGACACCAAACAACTGGTGGACGAACGTCTGCGCGATGCCGGCGACCTGATCGCGATCATCGGCACCGACCTGCTGGCCGCCGACAAGGCCAAGCTGTATTCGAAGCAGGGCGACACCCCGACCGAAAAAGAGCGCATCGAAGAAGCCCAGGTAATCGCCACCTACGGCGGCCTGCCGAGCTTTAGTGTGCCGTTCTTCCCGGTCAACGGTGTGGTCGTCACCAGTTGGGACAACCTGTCGATCTACTTCCAGGACTCCAGCTGGCGCAAGCAGACCGTCGACAATCCAAAGCGCTCCCGCGTTGAGGACTACAACAGCCGCAATGAAGGTTATGTGATCGAGCAGCTGGAAAAGTTCGCCATGACCGAAAACGTGGAGCTTGTGGCGTGAGTCTGGCCCTTGCGCACAAGCGCCGCACTATCGCGCTAGGAGGCGCCGCCATTACGGCGGCTGCCGTCTCCGCAGCGCTTCCTTACTCGCCGGCGGAAGCCCTGAGCAGCCCCGCCAATGCACGCAAGCACCTGCTGCTGCAGGAAGCGGCCTTGGACCAGGACCTAGCACGTATCAGCGCAATCAACGGTCTGGCAGGACGCCAGGCACTCAAGCGCGAAGAGCTGCTGCCCAAGTACCAAGAGTACGTCCAGCGCTATTGCGAATCGGGCCTGAACTTTCCAAACCGCGTTGCTGTGCAGGCGATGGTCTGGCTGTTCGACACCGCCCAATTCGATGACGCCCTGGACCTGGCCGACTTTCTGATCGAACAGGGCCAGCAGATGCCGGAGCGTTTCAAGCGCCGCGACATCCAGACCTTTGTGGCCGACGCCGTGTGCGAGTGGGCCTACGCCGAATACAAAGCCAACCGCAGCCCAGAGCCTTACCTCTCCGATCTGCTGCCACTGGTTGACGGTGAGTGGCAGCTGACAGAGCAGATCCCGAGCAAGTACCACAAGTTGATTGGGATTCGTGCCCTGGAGGCTGGGCAGCTGGAAACCGCGCTCAAGCACTTGGAGCGCTCGACGGAGCTGTACGCCCAAGCCGGCAATGACACCCGTATCAAAAGGGTCCGCAAGGCCCTGGAAAAACAAGCGGCTGATACCCCGGCCACCGAATAACCGACTACCCCCCCCAGCGGGGACCTGTGGAAGTGAGCCGGCCATTTATGGACCGTCCCACTGAAAACAGGCTCCCCGCCCTATTTGAGCGGTCAGCATGAGCTTTTCAGGTAAACCCACCACCTTTGTGGAACTGGCGATCGAGAATGACGGCTTTTGGCCGAGCCTCGATGTGGCTGAGTTTCAGAAGGGCTATCGCTTGCCGGCGGAATACCTGGTGGAACTGCTGACGGCTGAATTGACCACGGCGATGACCGAGGTCAACAGCGACTTGGCCACGTGCAAATCGCGTTGGCAGAACCAAGGCGTCACCACCTTGGAATCTGCTGACCTTATGGTGCTGCCCGAGCGCACATTTCAAGCAGCGACGTACAAACGCGCCGTTTACTGCAGAGCCAAAGCCAGCCTGTTGCCGCAGTTCGTGACCATCATCCGCCGCGACAGCGCCGAAAACCTGGGCAAGGAATCGCCCGATCGCCCGGAAACCTTCCTGGCATTCAGCCAACAGGCTGTTCGCTCGCTGCAGGGCCGTGGCCGCATTACGGCGGCGTTGCTATGAACAAGCTGCGCGCCCTGACCACCTACCTGATCGGCCTGAACCTGGTGCCGCCCGAGCAGATCGACAGCTGGGCCGAGCAGGTCAACCTGGATCTGATCTGGAAGGACACCACCCAAGGCCTACACATGGGCGATATGCGTTACCGCGCAGTGGTGGTGATTGAGCGATTCGCCGGCAACCCGGCGTTGTTGATGGCGCTGCTGGGCGGCTGGTTGGAAACCCAGGATCCCGGCCGGGACGACGACCTGCCGGCGCCGACGTTCGCTGTCGACCAGGTGACCCCCGACGAAGCGGATCTGGAACTGACCTTGGAGTTCGTAGAGGCGCAGCACCTGTCCGAAGACCCCAACGGCTTGATCGAGGCCTTCGGCAAGAAGTGGGGCCTGATCGCCTTTGACCTGTGGACGGCTGAACACGGCGAGGTCCGCGGAAGTGGCGCGTAGCACATTCGAATTGGACGTTCGTGGCCACCTCCGTGTGCGCGAGCAACTAGCCCTGCTGAGCCTGCCCCCGCAACTGCGCCGGCGCTTGCTCAACAACGTTACCAAGCGCGTACGGACGATGAGCCGTAAGCGGATCCGCGAGCAGCGCAACCTGGACGGTTCGGCTTTCGCTGCGCGTAAGGGCGACGGCAAGGGCAAAAAGAAGATGGAAGCCGGCCTGGGCAAGTTGCTCCAGGTCACCAACGTGAGCGCGGACTCCGCAACCCTGGGTTGGCGTAACGCCCTGACGGGATGGGTCGCCGCGCAGCAACACCATGGTGCCTCCGAACGCCGTACCGCCGCGCAAATGCGCCGCTGGAACAAGGTGCCCGAGGGCCTGGCCGCGACCGACAAGCAGGCCAAACGACTGCGCCGCCTGGGTTTCAAGGTGCGCCAGAAGGGCAAGAAAAGCCTATCCCGGCCATCCGTGGCATGGATTCAAGAACACGTGAACTACGCCAAGGCGGGCCTGCTGATACGCATCCTGTCCGACGAAAAAGCCGAAGGCACCGGTGCGCAAAGTTGGGAAATCACCCTGCCAAAGCGCCAGTTCCTCGGCGTCAGCACCGACCGCGATACCAGCCTGCTGGTTAACCAGGTGCTTGAACAAATCCTCAACTCCCGCAAATAACGAGGCACTGCATGGCACTTGGCAACGTCAGCGTTAACAATCTCAACCTCGGCCAGGGTGCCGTGACCGAGATCGAACGCTATTTCCTGTTTATCGGCGCCGGCGCAAAGAGCGTCGGCAGCCTGATCGCCTTGAACACCGACAGCGACCTGGATGCAACGCTGGGCCTTCCTATTAGCGATCTGAAAACCCAAGTCGCGGCAGCCAAGGCCAATGGCGGCGACCGCTGGGCGTGTCTGGCTGCGCCGATCGCTGCCGATGGCGACTGGCGGGTTGCCCTGGAAAAGGCCCAGCAGCAGGGCTTTTCTGTGGAAGCCGTGGTGATCACCGCGCCGGTGGCCACTGCTGCAGAACTGTCGGCCATGCATGACGCCGCGATTGCCGTCAGCAACACCTACGGTCGTCGTATGTTCGTGATGGCCAGCACAGCCGGCATTACTCCCGAACAGACCTGGGCCGACTATCTGGTCCTGCAAAAGAAAATCACCCAAGACTTGGCAGCGCCGCGTGTCCTGGTCGTGCCCCAGTTGCACGGCAATGACTTGGGCGTGTTGGCCGGGCGCCTGGCCAACGCGGCCGTGAGCGTAGCTGACAGCCCTATGCGTGTGGCCACTGGCCCAGTGATGGCCCTGGGCAAGGTGCCCAGCGACAAAGACGGCGTGCCCCTGCCATCCGCGATCAGGGCGGAACTCGACAAGGCGCGCTTTTCGGTCTCGCAGACCTACCCCGACTACCCGGGCGTGTTCTGGGGCGACGGCAACATGCTCGATGCGCCGGCGAGCGACTTCCAGGTGGTCGAGTACCTGCGATTGGCAGACAAGGCCGCTCGCCAGGTGCGTCCGCTTCTGATTCTGCGTGTTGCCGATCGGCGCCTGAACAACACGGCCAACAGCATGGCCGCTGCCGTCAGCGCGTTTATGAAGCCGCTGCGTGCCATGGCCAAGTCCGCAACCTTTGCAGGCCAGGTGTTCCCGGGCGAGATCGAGTCCCCGAAAGACGGCGACATTGTCCTGGTCTGGCACACCAAAACCAAGGTGGAGGTGTACATAAAGATCAAGCCCCTCAATTGCCCCAAGGACCTGACGGCGAACATCGCCCTGGACCTTTCCAACGACGATTCGGAGTAATCCCGTATGTCCCGTATTGGCGGTAAAAACTTCGACATCAACTTGGGCGACCTGCAGGTGCATGTCGAGAGCTGCACCCTGGATATCACCGACAACACCGCCGTGGCGCAAACCCGGGGCGTACCCAACGGGCACGTCGACGGCGACGTGGCGGCCAGCGGCGAATTTGAGTTCGACACCAGCAACTTCAACCTGCTGATCGAGGCCGCCCGCAATGCCGGCAGCTTTCGCCAGTTGGAGCCTTTCGACTCGGTGTTCTTTGCCAAGGCCGGTGAAGAAGAGCTGCGCATCGAGGCCTTCGGTTGCAAGTTGAAGGTCTCCAGCCTGCTGAGTGTCGACCCCAAGGGCGGCGAGAAGTCCAAGCATAAGGTGCCTTTCGAGGTCACCAGCCCAGACTTTATTCGCGTCAACGGCGTGCCGTACCTGGCGGCTGCAGAGATTGAGGGCCTGCGCTGATGGGCGATTGGCTCGACGACGCTAAGAAGATCGAGGAGCTGGAGCGCGTGCGGTTGATTCAGGCCCACCTTGCCCGGCCACACCCTTCGGGGCCGAGCCTGACCGACTGCATGGACTGCGACTACGAAATACCGGCTGCACGCCGAGCGTTGGGGGGAATCACCCGGTGCGTGCCGTGCCAATCCCATTTTGAGCAAGGGCAGCACAGATGACCGCACGCGCCAAGCCCAAGGGCACCCTGGAAAGCCGCTACGCGGTGCTTGAGCACCGCGTCAGCGACCTGGAAGAACGCCATGAAACCGTGCCTACCCGCGTCACGCGGTTGGAAGGCGAGTTCGAACACATGGCGGTACAGCTCTCGGATTTGAACGATGGCCAGCGCGAGCTGACCGCCACCGTGTCCGATATCGGAACCAAGGTCACCCGAATGTTGGCGGTGCTTACTGTGCTGGGCGTGGTTGCGCAGATGGTCGGGCCGGCGTTGCTGCGGGTGCTATTCCCATGAGCCTGCGCAGCAAGATCGCCGCCGGTGCCATTGCGTTGTGCAGCTCCACGCTGGTGGTGTTCCTGGGCACCTGGGAAGGCAACGGCCAGAACACCGTCTATGCGGACAAGTTGGCTCAGGGCCTGCCGACCGTGTGCAAAGGGATCACCCGCCACACCAGCCCGTATCCGGTGGTGGTCGGTGACTACTGGTCGGACGCCCGCTGTGACGAGGTGGAGCAATTGGTGATCCGCAAAGGGCAACTGCAGCTTGCCGACTGCATCACCAATCAGCAGGTCGGCCAGAACACCTTCGACGCCTTGAGCAGCCATGGCCACAACTTCGGCACCGCCAACACCTGCGCCAGTCGCGCCGTCGGCCTGATCAATGCCGGCCGTATCAAGGCAGGCTGCAAAGCGCTGGCCTGGGCCGCTGACGGTAAAACCCCGGTCTGGGCATTTGTCACCACCACCCAGGGCAAGAAGGTGTTTATCCCAGGGCTGCACGCCCGCCGGTTGGCTGAAGTGGCGCTGTGCGAGGCGGGTTTGTGATGCGTGAAGTCCTGTTTCCCCTGGTGCTGTGCCTGATCGCATTTGTGGTCTTCGACCTCTTGCAAGGCCAGCGCGATACCGCCCGCCGTGAACGCGACAACGCCCTATTTGAAGCGGCAGGCCTGCGCGAAGCGGCGCGCATCAGCGGCGAAATGCTGGCCGACCGTGACGCGATCGATCTTAAACGAACCCTGGAGCTTGCCCATGAACGCGCTTCAAACCTTGAGCTGCGCCGCGCTGTTGACGATCGCCGTCAGCGGCTGCGCGTCAACGCCACCTGCAGCACTGCAGGCACCGAAAAAGCCAGCGCCGGCGGCGTGGCTGATGCAACCACCGCCGAACTCGCAACAGACGCTCGATCGGATTATTTCACCCTCAGAGATCAGCTTGCCCACAGCAAGCAAATGATCCTGGGCCTGCAGGACTACGTACACCAGGTGTGCCTGCGCTGACCTGAAACACCCTTCAAACCCACCACCACAACGGATACGAACATGACCCAAGCCCGCGAAATCACCCTGGAAATCGGCCCCAAGGAATTCACCTTCACCCTGACGCCCCAGGACGTGACCAAGTACTTCAACGCCATGACCGCCAATAACAAGGTCGCACCGTCTTTCAACCTGCTGAGCAGCACCGTATTGCCAGCTGAAAAAGCCGGTCTGCGCGAGTTGCTGGCCAACCCAGTGATGACAATGCAAGTGGCCGGCGCGCTCCTTGAGGAGTACGCGCCCGACGTCGAGATCATCGTAAAAAAGCCCTTGAGCACGCTGACCGCCTGACCGAAGACGGCCTGGGCCAGTTGCTGGCCCTGACCAACCGTTGGCTACCTGGTGCCGAGCCCAGCATCGAGAACATGGGCACGGCCAAGTGGCTGGAAGACGAACACTGGAAACGCATGGAGTTTGCCGTGGCTAGCGGCATCGCCCGTGCGTTGAACGGATAGGAACCACATGGCCGATCGTAGCGCCCGCCTGGACTTCATCCTGGCTCTGACCGACAAGGTCACCGCGCCCCTGGGCAAGGTGAAGATGGGCTTTTCCGAGCTGACCGAGCAAAGCGAAAAGAACATCAAGACCATGGGGATGGGCCTGGCCGGTGTGACGGGCGCGTTCGTCGGCATCAATCAGTCGCTGCAGCCGGCCCTGGAGATGAACCGCGCCCTGGGCGAGGTCAAATCCCTGGGCGTGGCCGAAGACGCGCTGACCGCACTGAATCAAAAGGCCCTGGAGTTCTCGGTGAACTATGGCGAGAACGCCCGGGATTTTGTCGCGTCGGCCTACAGCATTGAGGGCGCTATCAAGGGACTGACCGGCAGCCAGCTGGCTACCTTCACCAACACCAGCAACCTGCTGGCCAAGGCCACCAAGTCCGACGCCGACACCATGGGCGCCTACGTGGGCACCATGTACAACCTGTTCAAGGGCCAGGCTGACGCCATGGGCAAGGGCGAATGGGCCGAAAAACTCGGCGGCCAGACCGCTCTGGCGGTGCAGCTGTTCCGCACCGACGGCGCTCAGCTCAAGGACGCCTTTAAGGAAGTGGGCTCGA